CTATATTTTGTTGATAGCGTCAATCAGTTCCTCAATTTCAAAATGTGTATATACGACCTCTGTCACACCCTGCCCTTTATGACCGACAATTTTCTTGATGACCTTGTCTGACACTCCGGCAACCGTCAACATGGAAATGCATGTGTGACGGGTATCGTGAGGGCGGTGTTTCATTCCGAGGGTCTCAATAAGTGGCGACCAGTACGAATCATAATAATTCCGGTATTTGAAATGTTCGCCCTCCGGAGTAGAGAGGAGATATTCACAATCATTGAGGTTGTACCAGTATTCAAAGAACGGATAAACCTTTTCGGAGATTGGAGCAGTACGGATTCCGGCAGCAGTTTTCGAGGCGACAATCTTGAAATATCTTTCCTCAAGGTTCACATTTTCTTTCTTGAGGTCGAGGAGTTCACCGATTCTGCATCCGGTATATATCAGCATGAGGATGACAGTATAATATATATTTGAATCCTTGACATCCCATATCTTTTTGACCTCTGTTTTTGAAAAAGGTTTCCGGTTGTATGCGTTCGGGTTTCCTGCCTTTTTGATGTCGAGGTATTCAACGAGATTCCGTTCTTTTGGAATAATCTCATGAATCACGGCGTATTTATACATCAGACCGAGCAGGACTTTCAATTTCCGGAGTGTTGGATAATTTTTGCCGGATTCATCGACAATCATTTGCAGGTGGTCGAGTTTGACATCGACAAACCGCATCCGTGCAAGTTTATCACACAACGCCCATGCTGCACGATAACCCTTGACGTTGGAATCACTGACGGTCGGAAAATGTTCATCAGACCATCGCTCATATACATCCTCGAATGTGACTTTTGCAGTATCAACATCATAAGGATTTGCATTGAACTCCGCAAGTGCGGTCAATGCCTCTTTACGGGTCGGGTAATATCCGACGACCGTATATAATTGTTTTGATTTACCTGTTTTCGGGTCGATTTCCCATCCTTTTGTCTTTTTGGCAACATAAGGATTCCGGCGATTTCCCGATAATTTGTAAACCGTTCCGAATCCGTTCGGTAGTTTCATAAAATCACCATCCTAAAAAAGAGTATAAAAAATAAAACCAATGCAAAAAGCACGGTTTTATGATAGAATGGTGTTTGCAGGAACATTCTGTCGGTGCTTTTTGCAGGAGCATGAGACGGAGGTTTCACAAAGGCGATTCACATTGCAGTGTGGGTCGTCTTTTTTATTGTGCATTATTCATTTGCACGGCGTTCTTTTGCGACTTTTCTATACTTGTGACCGATGACAACACATGCGACACCGAACGCAATAGCAATTATTCCGGCAACCGGAACAGCAAGCAATAGAATCAATCCTAAAAGTGCAAGGACAGCACCGAGAACAATCATGAGGATTCCGCAAACACTGTATGTATTTGCAGAGTATTCCTTTTTCTGCGGTGCATTTGTGGAACTGGATGCAGCAGGATTTCCGTTTGCAGCCGTCAATCCTTTTGCGATGTCGGACACGCCGACGGTAGTTCTGTTATACACTGCGTTATATGCTGCCTTTTTCGGGTCGTTGACGATTCCCATTCCCTTTTTACCATAAAGGGGATTGACCGCCTTTTTGACCTGCCGTTTGACTTTTCCTGTTGTTCTTGCCTTGATGCTTTTCTTGATGTTTGGCTTTCTGACACCGTATTTCATGAACACACCTCCATTTCTATAAAATCAACATTCTGTAAACTTTCCTCAAGAGAGGAGGTGAGCAGAATGAAAATCCTTGTGTGGGAAGTGAGAACCTCAAAAGGTTTCACATTGATGGAGTTATCGAAGAAATCCGGAATCGGAAAATCTACGATAAACAACATCGAAAATGGTAAGGTGTCACCGACATTGTTTCAACTTGAAATGATAGCGATTGCATTAGGCGTGAACATCACCGACCTGTTTGAATCCGAATACAAATAATTGTACCATAATGCAGCGGGATTCCGGCAGCAGGAGGAACGATTTCCATGATTATGGAAATCAACCTCGATATTTCCACAATCATGGAAATATATGATACAATGCAATTCGGAAAGGGGGTGGTGTCTCCCTTGAATTACAAAGAGGCTATTGTCGAAATAGTCGGAAAGATACACAGCGAACGCATCCTCAAGAGGATATACAAATTCGTGTTGTATCTCTACACCCATGAGACTGGCAGTTGAAAGACTGTCAGTCTTTTTTTGATGCAAATAAATCTATGATTCTTTGAAATGCTGCGATGTCCTCGTCACTTGCCTCAAGTAATGCCTTGAAAAGATTCTTGCGGGCATCGTCCTCACCTACCATGATGCGGTCAATTCTTTCAATGAAATCGTCGTCAGTATCAACGAACATCTCACCGTCGCCAGTAGTCAACCATATATAATCAACATTAAATTCACGGCAGATTGATTTGACAACCTGTTCAGTAACGGAGTTTTTTCCGTTTTCAATTTGACTGACAGAGTTCTTTTTCATTCCTATTTTCTCACCGAATTTTTCAAGGGTGAGACCGAGTGTTTTTCGCGCTTCTCTGATTCGTTCGCCTTGTGTCATGTGAAATCACCTCCTCTATTTTCTAAAGCATAACACCGAAAGAGACAAAAATCAATAAAAAAGTTCTTTCAAAGAACAAAAAAGTGTTGACAATGTTCTTTTAAGGAATTATACTGTTCTTACAAAGAACACAGGAGGTACAAAACAATGACACGACAGGATTTAGTAAACAAATCAATAGACAAATTAAACACAGTAAAAGAGGCTCTCGAACTGATAAACATTCTTGAATACGACGAGTGCATCGCAGTTTTGACAGGAACAAAAAATCTACCGTCTGAAATACATAGTGCGTTAATGAGGAGAGGAAAAGAGGCAAACGGAGGAAAGACAACTCTTGCGTTAGCAATGGCAGGAATACAGAACATAGTGAACGAATAAGAGCAGGAGGAACGGAAATGTGCAGAGTAGAGGAGTTGAATCAGTACATACAACAATTATTTGATTATTGGGAGGGGAAAAACGATGATTTCGAGCCTATTCCAATACCGAAAGAAGTTGACGACGAAATGGAGAAAGATTCCTTTTATTAAAGCCGAAACGGGGCAGCAGTCGCCCCGTCAGTGTCCGGATGGCAACCGACACTCTGACGATGGCAAGCCGAAAGACATCGTGCAGCGATACCGTGGGAAACATGGCAGCGGTCGCACCTACTAAAAAGTGCATGGATGGTCAACAGGTTTTCGATGATTTTTAATGTGAAAAGCATCAACACGGTATACATTGCCGGAAAAGAGGTGGACGGGATGAAAAGACCGAGAGAACCACCAACAGGAGGAATCAAGATGGATATAGGACGAATATTGCCGACAGAGGCAGCAGCAATCCTCAATGTGTCACCGCAATTCGTGAGGGTAGCAATGCAGCAGGGAAAACTCCCGATAGGAACGGCGGTGCAAATGTCCTCAATTTGGACGTATCACATTTCGGAAAAACTGCTTGCAGATTATTCCGGAAAGAACATAGAAAAAGAGATTGAGCGAATCCGAGGAGGTGTTGAAAAATGACGAGAAACGAGAAAAAGGCAGTGATTGAGAGCATGGCAGAAAAATTCATGAATATTGATGACCTTGAGGGAAAATCAATGACCATTATGGTGATGTCTGCGTATGCCGAGGGTAAGGCAGCAGGAAAAGCAGAGGAGCGTCGCAGATGGGAACAGAAAGAGGCGGTTGCAGCCGTTTAATGAAAACGCCCCGTCATAACGGCGGGGCAGTACATAGCAGGAGCAAAAACAAAGAAAAAGGCACTTGTTGCAGCAGGTGTCTGACAAATAGGAGGAAAAAGAATGGAAGTAAATCTTTACAACACAAACAAAAAATACAATGTAATCTATGCAGACCCGCCATGGTCTTATCAACAGTGGTGTAATAAAAAGCAGGGGGCAGCAAAAGCACATTACGAAACGATGAAACAAAAGGATATTGAGGAATTACCAGTTGAAAGAATTGCAGACAAGAACTGCATATTATTCATGTGGGCGACTTTCCCGAAATTGCAAGAGGCTCTTGCAACAATCAAAGCGTGGGGGTTTGAATATAAAACAATCGGGTTTTGTTGGGTAAAGAGAAATAAAAACGGTAGTTGGTTCAAGGGAATAGGATTCTATACTAAATCAAATAGTGAAGTGTGTTTGATTGCGACAAAAGGGAAACCACCGAAAAAGAGCGTACATCATACGGTATCACAGTTAGTGGAAACAGTGAGAGAAGAACACAGCAAAAAACCGGATGAAGTTAGAAAAAGGATTGTAGAGTTCACGGGCGATGTGCCACGAATTGAATTATTTGCAAGACAGGCAGCAACCGGATGGGATTGTTGGGGAAATGAAGTCGGTAAATTCGAGGAGGTAAATGAATGAAAATAATATATATATGCTCACCGTATCATGCGGGTAGCGAAAAAATTTTAAAAAGAAATATTGAATATGCGAAAGAACTAACGAGAGAGATTTTGTTGAGAGGAGATGCTGCAATTACGGTTCATTTATATATGACGCAGTGCTTGTCAGAAGAAAACGAAAAAGAAAGAAATATCGGATTGACAGCAGGAATGGACATATTGAGAAGATGCGACGGAATCATTGTCGGCGAAAAATTCGGAATTTCGGAGGGAATGTCAAGGGAGATTCGATGTGCAAAAGACAGCAATATGACAATAGAATACAGAGATTAAGAGCAAAGAAAAAGGACAACCATTGCAGCGGTTGTCCTTGTGATAAGAGCAGAGGAGGAAGATGCGACAAGAAAAGAGAACTTGCGGTTGCGACCGTATAAAAGACAACAGCAAAGGAGTGAGAAAATGAGATTTTATCATGCAGCACCAAAAGAAACAATGATGAAGATATACGCCGAGGGCGTTCTTAAAAAGTCGTGGTATGGCGTTGTCTATATGTGCAAAGACCCGATTGACGCTTGCAAGTTTCTTGTGATTAGAGGAATGAGACAAATGAGCGTCATTGAGTTGGAACTTGATGAAAAGGAGGTTGAGGAATCACACGACCATTCAGAGACATTTTTCAAATGCAAGGCATACATAAAACACGGAGACATTGTTCTCTCCGGAGACGAGAGAATATTCGACTATGATTTTGAGTAAAGAAAAAGGACATCCGTTGCGAGCAGATGTCCGGTGCAAGTCGTGTCAGACTTGAAATTCACTAGAAATATTATAGCAAATCTGACACAAAAAAGCAACTTGAAAAGAGACCGAAAAGGTCTATAAAATCAAGGGTTTTCGGAACTTTTATCGTCCTTGTAATAGATAATAACAAGTCTACGAAAACATAACAGGAGGATTGTGTCAGATGGCAAGAAAAAGAGGGATGCAATATATCCCGTATGACTATGAGGCAGCATATAACAAAGCGATGGAGGACATGCATGAGTGGTTCATTGAGAACCTGTTCCAACATCGAAAGAAAGTTATATATGCACTGAAAGAGATAACAGCAGGAGACCAGTTTGAAATTGAGATATATCCGCAGTTCCGGAGCATGGATGAAGTACCTCCGGAGGGGAGGACAATCAAGAAAGACAACAACAAGGCTCAAAAGAATCTGAATGACAAGAACGCACGAAAATATGTTGAGAGGCTAATCAATGAGAATTTCAGC